AGCGCACACATCGGGCAGATGTATGCTCCGGTTCGCCATCCAATGATGATTTCCCGGTATTCGGTCGAAGCATCAGGCCAGATGTTCTGTACTAGCCCACCTTCCTGATACTTATCAACCAAATCTGGTCGAGCTAAAACGTAAGCCCCACCTTTGCAGGTAAGGCACGTTGCTTCCAACTGATATGATTTATTCATTGCTAATTACTCCTTAGTCAGCAATTAATTTGCCGAACTCTGAATAGGTGGGTTGAAAATCAGACAGCATCGTTGCCATCACCCCAGTAAATGAGTCATCTGGAGATATGACATGGTATGACATCTGGTAACGGCGATCAGAACGTAGCTCGTAGACCATATCGAGAAGATTGTCGATCTCATCGTCGTCAAGGTCAGGGTGGAATGGATACTCTCTGTACCCATCGTATTGCTTACAGGTAGTGCCTTCGGGATGAAAGCTGTACCAAATTTGCATCGTCTTCATAACTAACTCCCTATTGATTGAAAGGTTGAGGCCGCTTGGCCCAAGCCAGCGCCACCGCCGCTTTTCAGGCGGTATAATCGGCGCGGCGTGGCCAAGGGGGTGAGACCGCATCGTCCGGTCATTTAGTTCCATCGGCATAATAGAGCATCACGGCGACAAATATGGCGGCAGCTACCACCGTCCCTGCTAAAAGTCCCATCATTAGTGAGTACATCGAAGTCTCCTTTAACTAAGGTATAAAAAAGCCACCCGAAGGTGGCTGTTGTTGGAAGGCTACGCTGAGGTAGCCTTGGGTTTGGCTGAAGTAGCCTCATTTCTGAGGTAATCGAGGCGCTGCTCGGCTCTCTCGATCTGGGCGGCGACCGCATCTTCTACCTTGATGCACAGCATCTTGGTGCCTGTTTTGGTTGTTCGTTCCCAGATAACGGCTTCGTACCGCTTGCCTTCGATGTCGATTTCGCCCTTGAAGGTCGGGGCCTTGTCGGATCGCTCAAGTCCTCTGGAGTTGTAGAAAGCTAGGCCGTTGTTACTGTCGAGGGTAAGTGCCATGTGAATCTCCTTGTTGATTGAATTGCCGTTAGCGGCATTAGCAGAACCTCACTGGCTGGAGCAAATTGCAAAGGGGGTTTCCCGCGTGAATCACGGAGGGTCACGGAGACTCTGTGGACGCCAGACCGCTTGCGGGCTGAAGCGGGAGCTGAGTCTACGGGAGACCGTTATTCTCGTGGGCCTTTGCCATTTGTGACAGACTGTGAGTTCTTTGCGGTTGCCAGCTGACGGTGCTTATTCAATCTACATGGAAGAGAACGCTTATGGCGCTTTCGTCAGTAACAGCGGGCTTGCTTGGAGCAACGGAGGGCTTGGGCATTCGACAGGCTTTGACCGAAAGGGTGAGATTGATATCGATGGTAGGTGGATCGTTGCCGGTGTCTGGACGGGCAACCTAATTACCAATACAGGTGTATCTAGATACGTGCGGTAACTAGATCGGAGAGTGCTGAGGGTGCCTCGATAAGCTGTTAGAACCACAGAGGTAGGTTCAGCCATTCCCACTCTTCCTGTGCGGCAACCATCCAACAAACGGTAGCTATCAGGCTATTCGGTATACAAATTGGTACCGGGGGAGGGTAATGGCCAGTACGGTTAGATGGAGTTGCCCCCCAGATACAAAAAAAGGGAAATTAGAGATGTCTAACTCTTTGAATATCATGTTAAAAATTATTAAAGGTTGCTTTTTTAAAAGAACACGATTAAATTCCCGATTGAAATGCTTGGCCCCATAGGAAAAATCGATGGATAAGCCGGATCAGCCTCTAAAAAAGAAAAGAGGCAGGCCAAAAAAGACAGATGTGGTAGCTAATTCTCCCGGTGGGCGTAACAAGGTGGGTCGTCCAAAGGGTGATGCGACCATTATCAACGAATACAAGGCCCGTATGTTGGCTTCTCCTAAGTCTAGGAAGGTGCTGGATACCATATTCGAGGCCGCTATGGACAATGACCATAGGAATCAGGCCGCTGCATGGAAGTTGGTCATGGATCGGATACTTCCCGTGGCTGCATTTGAGAAGGATGTAATCCAAAGCGGGGGAAGAAACGCCATTCAGATTAATATAACCGGCGTTGCTACGGCTGATGTCTCAGGATCCAGCACAATAGACGGAGAATCGGGTGAAATTCTTTCGGATTGAAGAGTTTGACTGCCAACACACCGGCAATAACGAAATGGATCCTAATTTTTTGGAAAGGTTAGATAATCTGCGCCTTGTCTGCGGATTTCCTTTTATCATTACTAGTGGGTATAGAGACCCTAGCCACCCGATTGAGGCTAAAAAATCTAAACCCGGCACCCACGCTCAAGGCATTGCCTGCGATATTAAAATTACCAACGCAAACCAACGCTATTTACTAATTAACAGGGCTATTAGCATGGAGTTTCGGGGTATTGGCGTAGCCTCTGACTTTGTTCATGTGGATTTTAGGCGCGAACCCGGCGTTATCTGGACTTACTAATGCTATACACAAAACACACAAAGCTAACGACTACTGACTTAACAACACTGTTTACCGTTCCTAGCGGATTCCACGCCATTGTAAGCTACGTCTTTATAGCTAACCACGGCGGATCTACGAACAGCATAGATTTGTACTGGGATATTTCTGGAACGCCACAGGTGTACATCTTTGACGGTTCAAACGTAGCAGGTGGTGGCAAAGAAACACTAGGAAACGGAGGAGGGCCGTTGTTTGTTATCCACGAAAACGAAGTTGTTAAGTGTCAAGCAACTTCAGCAGGTAACATAGAAGTAGTTGTGACCTTTGACCTAATAGAACAAGCGCCAGCACTCATTAACTTTAATGGATCTTAATGTAGAGCTGCTGCCGTGGCAGCAAGAAGTATGGAATGACGAAACTCGCTTTAAGGTGGTAGCAGCGGGTAGACGTACAGGAAAGTCACGACTCGCTGCGTGGCTGCTTATTGTCAATGCGCTACAAGCAGACAGAGGCCATGTCTTTTATGTGGCCCCAACCCAAGGGCAGGCCAGAGATATTATGTGGCAGACTCTTTTGGAGCTAGGCCATCCAATTATATCTGGATCCCATATTAATAACCTACAGATTAAGTTGGTTAATGGGGCGACAATTAGCCTTAAAGGGGCGGATAGACCAGAAACCATGCGGGGTGTATCGCTTAAGTATCTGGTGATGGATGAGTACGCCGACATGAAGCCCGATGTCTGGGAGCAGATTCTTAGACCGGCACTGGCTGACCAAAAGGGATCATCCCTGTTTATCGGCACCCCAATGGGGAGAAATCATTTCTACGAATTGTTTAAGTACGCGGAGATGTCAGATGATGAAACGTATAAAGCGTGGCATTTTACGTCTTACGATAATCCTTTGCTTGATCCAAGCGAGATTGATATTGCTAAAAAGTCGATGTCGTCGTATGCCTTTCGTCAGGAATTTATGGCTTCGTTTGAAGCAACTGGTTCCGAAATGTTTAAGGAGACATGGATCAAATATGGCGAAGAACCTGAGAGTGGCGATTATTATATTGCTATCGACTTGGCAGGATTCGAGGACGTATCTAAAAAGAAAACAAAAAACTCCAAACTAGACGAAACAGCAATGGCTGTTGTAAAGGTCGCAGATAATGGTGATTGGTACGTTGAAAACATTATTCACGGTAGATGGTCGTTAGATGAAACAGCCGTCAAGATATTTCAAGCTGTGAGAGATTACCGCCCAGTATCGGTAGGGATTGAAAGAGGGATCGCAAAACAAGCAGTAATGTCGCCGTTAATGGATCTGCAAAAAAGATACGCACAATTTTTTAGGGTTGAAGAATTAACTCACGGTAACAAAAAGAAAACAGATCGTGTAATGTGGGCATTGCAAGGTCGTTTTGAAAATGGTGTTATATCTATTAACAAGGGAGAATGGAATGCTAGATTCTTAGATCAGTTATTTCAGTTTCCAGATCCGTTAACGCATGATGACTTAGTAGATGCTTTAGCGTATATAGACCAATTGGCAAATGTTCCTTACGGAATAGGCGATATTGAATTTGACGAGCCAGAAATTTTGGACATTGTAGCAGGATACTAAAATGGCAGAAGAACTCTACAGCCCAGACCCACTGATGATGGGAGAAACCATTGAAGGCTGGGTAATGAACAAATGCGAAAGCTGGCGTGATTATTACGAAAGCAACTACGAGCAAGACTTTGATGAATACTATCGTTTGTGGCGTGGTATATGGGATCCCGCAGACCGAGAAAGATCATCGGAGCGCAGCCGCATTATTTCTCCTGCACTTCAGCAGGCTGTTGAGTCTAACGTAGCAGAAATTGAAGAAGCTACTTTTGGTCGCGGCAAATGGTTTGATATAGCTGATGATTTAAATGACCAAAACAAGCAAGACGTTTCTTATTTAAGAAAAAAACTAACCGAAGACTTTGAGCAGTGTAAGGTTAGAAAGGCGGTAGCCGAATGTCTGATTAACTCAGCGGTATTTGGTACAGGCGTAGGTGAAATCTCAATTGAAGAAATTAAAGAGATGGCTCCTGCTGTTCAGCCTGTTATGGACGGTCAGCTTCAAGCTGTTGGTGTTAGCATTACTGATCGTGTGGTAGTTAAGCTAAAGCCTGTATTACCCCAAAACTTTTTGATTGATCCTGTAGCCACATCGATAGAAGATGCTATGGGCGTTGCGGTAGATGAGTTTGTTAGCAGGCATCACGTAGAGCTTTTGCAAGAGCAAGGGGTTTACAACAAAGCTCATATCGCTAGTGCTGCACCTGACACTGACCTTGAACCCGATCAAGACCTTACTATTTACAATGATGATAAGGTGCGTTTAACCAAATACTATGGGCTTGTGCCTAAAGAATTGTTAGAGGAAGCCTTTGACAATGACATAGAAGAAGAGTCCATGTACGTTGAAGCAATAGTGGTTATTGCTAATGGCGGCGTACTGTTAAAAGCAGAACCTAACCCATACATGATGAATGATCGTCCTATCGTAGCGTTCCCGTGGGATGTAGTGCCCGGACGCTTCTGGGGGCGTGGTGTTTGTGAGAAAGGTTATAACTCTCAGAAAGCACTCGACACAGAGCTACGTGCACGTATTGACGCACTGAGTCTTACTATTCACCCAATGCTTGCTATCGATGCAACCAAACTTCCGAGAGGCAGCAAGCCAGAAGTGCGTCCCGGCAAGATGATATTAACTAATGGAGATCCCCGTGAAGTCTTACAGCCGTTCAACTTTGGAAGCGTTGGACAAATTACGTTTGCACAAGCTGCTAGCTTACAGCAAATGGTGCAACAAGCGACAGGCGCTGTGGACTCAGCCGGGATCGCTGGACAGGTCAACGGTGAAGCTACTGCTGCTGGGATCTCTATGTCTCTTGGCGCAATTATTAAGAGACATAAGCGCA